ACTGGCGATGCGCGTTTGATGTAGTACCTATTAGGAACGGCAAGCCAGTATGGGGAACGTCCGGCAAAGACGGTGAGTTATGGCGAACCGTTGGAGAGCTTGGCGAATCAGTCGGGCTGGAATGGGCTGGGCGGTGGAATGGGAAGTTGCGTGAAATGGCGCATTTCCAATACACCAATGGAATGAGTCTTGCTGATTTTCAATCTGGTAAAACTTTGAAAGGGTGGCATCATGAAAGGGTATAAGACTGTTGTTTTTAATGGAGCAGTAGCGGCGCTTCCTGTAGTGGATTTTGTTTTAAGTAATGGACAACTTCTTGGTACTTTATTAGGACCTCACGGGGCGGCAGTATTGTCCGCAGTTGGTCTTGCCAACGTTGTATTGCGTTGGGTTACTAGCACCCCGATTTTTAATAAAGATTAATTCTTATTCTTCTGTTATTAAAACCAATAGAATAAGAATAGCCCCAACAACAAATATTACTTTGAGATCTGTATCGGCTGACATTTCATTGCCTCCAAGACTTCTTGGTAAATAATTTTGTTTGATTGGTTAGACAACCATTCAAGAGTTACCCCAATTAAAGGGGTGACATCTTCTTTCGTAAACTTTTGTTTTGATAGAATCTCTAAAGCTTTTATTGCTATATCTTGCACTTGTTCATCATGAACTCTTTTGGCTACAAAAAAAGCTAACACAGCATGCGCTTTAAGATCAGCTAAATGAGACTCGCACCACCAAGGCTGCCCAATCGCTTGCAACGCTACATGCCCAGGAAGTTCAAGCATGTCTAATTTTTTTGTATTTAATGGCATAACTACTGGTTTTGGTCTGTAAGATGATCTCTTGCGCATGATGTGTTTGTAATTAGTTTGACTTGCCTTGCAATACGTCTTTCGCCATTAACCCAAAGATTCGTTTGATGAATGCTGCTTCGCCAATCTTACTTGGCGGCATGGTTCTAACCTCAGTCATCACCGCATCCATTGCACGGTCCCATCCGCATCTAAACCCATCGTGCCATTCGCTCATTTGATTGCCTTTCTAAGTTCATCGGCCAACGCTTTGGCAGCCCCAGCATGAATAAGCTTGTTCTCTCCGATCCATTTAGCCTGTTTGGCGTCTAAGTCAAACGCAACTTCTTCGCGGATTTTGTTTAAAGCATCAATTGCAACGTGCGTTGATTCTGGAAGGTCTTTTTTCCATTTGCTTACTGCCATTCTGAGCGCTTGGGAATTTGCAATAATGGCCGATGCGTTGCGAATCATTTTTTGCCCCCAAAGTAAGGAACGGCCAGTTTGTTTTCGACTAATAAGTCGTTAAGATTCTTGCCGTCTGACAACGTAATTTCAGCAAGGTAATACCCAAACTTGCTTGCTTTCTCAGTTGCGATAGTTACTTCTTTATTCAGACATTTGTCCCGTACAAAATCACCTGCCATTGCATAACCTGGCTGGGTGCGCTCAGGAGTGTCAATGCGCGCCATTCTAAGGCGTTGTTTTGAAAAGATTTTGAAGCCAAGATCAATGTTTGCGTCAACAGTATCTCCATCAACAACATTTTCAATAATCGCTTTATAAGTGTGCATTCTTCCTCCGCTTCAGTTCATTGATTAAACCGCCAGCAGCCTGTGCAAGCATTTGTTCTACATCTGTCAAAACATCGTCATTCACTTGTTTTGATGAAAGCACGTCTAATGCACTTAATACTAATTGGACGGATTCGTTGAAACTTCGCAACGTTGTTTCCTCCGTTCTAATTCCCATTGGCGCACCCTTTCTGCACAATTTTTGCACTTCCAGCGTTTTCCATTTACATAAAACTTCCATTCGCCACCTGCCTCTGGACGGTTTTTCATGCAATGGCTGCAAAACTTTGTTTGTTCATTCATGTTCATAAAGTTTGATCGCCCAATCAGGAAATTGTTTTCCAGAACTACACACGTCCCACCACACATCTCCATCATGCTCTGCGAATAGTGATGTGACCCCAGGTACTACCTGCCATCCATTCTCATCATAAAATCGTGCTTCAATACTCCCAAACTCTGCATATCTGACCATGTACCACCCTGGGGATATTGGTTCAATATAAGCAGGCATGGCTTTCATGTTATGCGCCCCAAACCATTTGGACTGGAATTGTTAGCAAACATACTGCCAACACCACCGAATCACGATCCATAGATAAAACCCACTTTTTGCCTAGTTTCAAAACGGATCTCACCCACGACTTCCTTGCATGAATAATTGATTTTCGGTCCGCGTAATCAGTTATTGGATAAAGCTTGATTGCTTTCCTTGCCAGTTTGTATTTTTCGTTCATGGTTTTTTCCTTTGTTATTACCAACCAAGCCGGGCCAATTCTTGCTCCATAATGACATGGAGCTCGTTTAATTCTTTTGCCAATCTGCCAAGTGAGATAACTTCAAAAGGTTGCATTTCAACAATGTAATCAACGTCACGAACAAAGAAAATGTTTTCTTGTGCAATGCGGCAAGCGGGCTCTGTTTCTGTGGATGTTGCGTCAAATTCCAAGTCGTTGATGAATTGATCTGAGCTCACATCGTTGTATTCCCAAGTGTTTTCATCATTGTTAATAGAGATTGTGTTGTTGATATAACCGCCGCGATACCAATAAACAAATGCTTGTTCAAACTTTTTGCGCCCTGCATCCGTCAATTTCACGTTAGATACAAAGTAGCCTTCTGGCGTAACAATTTTGTTTGATTCAAGTGTTTGCATGATGCAGCTCCTTGGTTTGTGTTGCGTTGTTGATGTCTGAACTATACGCACAACGCGCGCAGGATGCAAGCCTTTTTAACAACAAAATGTAAAAAAAGTGTTGATGCGATAAAAAACCCGCCTTGTGAGCGGGTTAGTTGTTGGTGAAACAGGGCTTTCTTAACGCGCCATGACAGCGCCCCGCCCCGTAACGCCAACACGGCGGGACACTGGCGCAGAACCTTGCCGACGAAGCGGTTGCAGTTCCACTTGTAACCAATGCCCCTGCGTGTTGGTTGTTGGTGGCCGGTGCTGATCTCCGGCTTGCGGCTTGACCCTGTAACCGCCAGTAAGCATTACGCATCAGCCTGCGCATTCACCAACACGGCTGAAGACTAACGGCGTTGCAACCTTGCGTACCGGATGCCATCAATCCTCATGCGTTTTGGCGTAGGCAATAATCTGCCTTTGGGCATCTTCATTGCCTTTACCTACTATAACAAAATCGCCAATGCCCTGTAAGTAAAAATGCCAATCTTTTTGCTCTGGCGAGACTGCGCCGCCCTTGATGCGCTTCATCTCAACCCAGGTTCGCCATGCCGGAATGTAAAGGTCTGGAACGCCCTTGGACACGCCCTCGGCCTTGAGTCGCCCGGCAACGCTTGGAGATCTAGCGCCGCCGTTGGGAATGGAGAAGATTCGCACGCCAGGGTAGGTCTGACGGAACCATCGGACAAACTCGCGTTGTTCTTCGTGCTCGGTGGGTATGCGCTCAGTCATATTCGCCCCTAAGCACTTTTTCGATTTCCTCAAGCTTTAGCTTAAGATCAACATTTTCCCACATCATTTTTCTGTAGTTATCCCATTGCTTTTCCGATCTCTCGCGCTCGGCGGCAAGCAAGCGTTCGAGCCGCTCCATCTGTAACCGCTCTTTTTTCGTCATTGCCATGATGGTTTTCCCCATTGCGTTGCCATCGCGTATGCGATGCCCTGATAAGTTTCGCTGCGCTTTTTCCATCTATCTGCGCTTGGCGGCATTTTGTGAATGCGTGCTTCGCGGCCATCAACGATGTTTGTCGGTTGAAGCAAAGGCAAACCTTTCAACCATAAACAAGTGGCCTTTGTTTCGCCATGCCCAAACTGCCATGGCTGGATGATCTGGTCAGGCTTACGAATGCGGCTTGATATGATGCTAATTGGATTCTCAAGAGCTATGCGCGGGATTGGCGCAGCAAGCAGAAGCCGCACAAAATCTAACGCTTCAGCTTGTTCTGCCTGTTTTTCTTTGAACCAGCGAGCACCAGACACGGCCAGATGCGTGCATGGGGGATGTGCAATCATCAAGTCCCATCCATCATTAAGAATGTCACGCACGTCCCCTTGATAATGAAAGCCCGGAACGTCAGTCGGCAATAAATCACAACTGACAGCGTAATGCCCTAACGATTGAAACGCATCCCTAACGCGGCCAGAATATTCACAAGCCACTAAAATTTTCATTTTCATTGCCATAATCTAGTCAGTACCCTGTAAAATTTGCCGTCTTGTTTGTAAGTGATGATAGCCGGTGCAGCGCCCTTATTCATTGCATCGGCTATACCATCAAGCGATGATTCCTCAGTGTTGGGCGCGCGGCTTTTCCTCTTTGCCTCTACAAGCCTTTCAAGTGCCTTCTGTCCTGCGTAGCCTTCGTGGTTGATAGGCAAGTATTCAGTGATAGGCTTATCGCTCAGAGCCCCGTAATACGTCACGGCGAGCATTTCCTTTCCCGATGCCTTGCTCACATGCTTGCGCCAGTTCCATTCGGTAACCTCAAGCTCCTGCGCTTCAATCCCCATAATGTCATCGGTGTGCAGATGAAACTTTTTTGGACTTGGTGCCGGGAACTCAGCGCCACATGCCGGACACTTACGAGCTGAGATCGGGCAAAGTTCGTTGCATGTATCGCACACCTTGACTGGTGCCTCGCCTTCGCCCGATCCCGCTTTCTTCGGTGGTTGCACCGCAGTGATAGGACCGTGAGTCTGCACCACTCCAGCAAAATCCAGCACCAAACAATGATCGGTGTGGCTCTTTGGCCTCATGCCGCGCCCAGCCATCTGCACATAAAGACTCGGCGACATGGTTGGGCGGAGCATGGCGATCAGGTCAATGTCCGGGTAATCAAAGCCGGTCGTTAACACATTGGCATTGGTCAATGCACGGATTCTGCCGGCCTTAAACTCCGAAAGAAGTGCGGCGCGTTCAACTTTTGGCGTGTCACCAGTCACGCAAGCCGCAGCGATACCGTACCCTTGCAATACCTCTGCAACGTGTTGAGCGTGGGCCACGCCAGTACAGAAAAACAGCCAGGCTTTGCGATCTTCGGCCCTAGCGATTACCTCACGTACCACAGCATGATTCTGATCGTCGGTATCAACGGCGCGTTGTAGATCGGCCTCAATGTATTCACCGCCGCGCTTCTTGACCTTAGACACGTCGAGCCGCGCACCCGTTACTTTGCTCCGCAGCTTTGACAGGTAGCCTCGAAATACCAACTCCTCGATGCTAACAGGCTCAATCAGGTCGGCAAAGATTGCCGGCGCGTCGGTGATTAGGCCATGCCCAAGGCGATAAGGCGTAGCAGTAAGCCCAACCACTCGCAACGCCGGGTTTATGGCTTGAAGCTCGGCCAGGAAGGTGCGATATCCGCCTTCGTCGTTGTGGCTCACAAGGTGGCATTCGTCGATCAGCACCAGGTCTATATGCCCGATTTCCTGCGCCTTGGTGCGGATAGACTGGATACCGGCAAACGTAATAGGCTCGCCTAAGTCTTTCCGACCGATACTGGCCGAATAAATCCCCATTGGCGCACCCGGCCAGTGCTGGCGCATCTTTTCGGCGTTCTGCTCGATCAACTCTTTAACATGCGTGAGCATCAGCACCCGAGTCTGCGGCCACTTTTGCAGGGCATCTTTGCACAGCGCCGCGACAATATGGCTCTTGCCTGAGCCAGTCGGCAGCACCAGGCATGGGTTGCCCTCGTTCCCTGCTGCAAACCATGCATAAAGCTGGTCAATTGTGCGTTGTTGATAGTCACGAAGCATGTTTTTCCCTATCAAGGATTGCCAGAGTTATCCTGTTGCGCTTGTGATTCACTTGGGGTCTTCTTAATGCAAAACATTCCAGCAACAAACGCCACGATGCATGCGCCTACAAAAGCAGCGCCTATTGGTAGAGCCATTGCCATAACAGTTAATGCCGGGATAAACAGGCTTGCGCCAATTGCTGCTAAAACGGCGCCAAACTTTTGAAGTTTGGTTTTTTGTGCTGGCAGATCAACTGGACGGTGAACAATTCTTAAAGTCGGTCTTTCTTGATTCATTCTCGGCACCCTTTCTGGCATCTGTGTTCTTAAAGTTATTTCTAAAATCCGCGCGTTAATTGTTGGCTCAAGAGGGGGCGCAATCTCATCAATACGAAACAACCGTAAATCTGATGTTGGCGCTTCCGCATGCGGCGCATTTACTCTAGGGATATCAATTGGTCTTGATCTGTTAATTTGAATCATTTCACAATCCTCCCGCCGTCTTTTCTAATTTCTTCAATAAAATCATCAGGATTCGCGCACATTGATGGATTCGCCAGAATTTCTTTACTGGTGAATGTGGTTTCGTTCGGCTCACCGTTTGCCACATCTTTACCGTCAATTACATAAACGGCAGTCATGGCGTCCGGACCTTCCTTGATTTGCCAAGGCACCAAGTCAGGATGCAGCACGTGGCCCTCGCATCCGGTGCGTTGATATTCAACTGGAACGGATGCATCACCATGTCTGGCGCAAGTGAATTCGTTGTCAGATGTGGCGGTAGAGTGCGCGCAAGTTCGACAATTCACTTCTTTTGTGGTGTTCGTCTTGTGGCAAAACTCATGTGCCGGGCAGTACTTGCATTGATACCAGCTCGGATCGGCGCTCAATGGCTCTGGCATACGGTCTAACAAAGCAATTCGCTTGCCTCGTTCGACTAACGAATTGGCAATTTGTGCATTAAAGCTGACATGCTCAACCCAGATCCGGTCATCGTCCTTGCAGATGGCAACGTATAAGGCGCGGTCAATTTTGGTGCCCAGCATATAAGCCTGCATTTGTGCGTAATGCATTGGCTTAGACTTTTCAACACCGTTATCCTCTAAGTGATCAAATGACTTTTTAGAGTGCGTCTTAAACTCGACAACGTATCGTTTGCCGTCGCCAAAAGGCACGCCGCATTCTGCGATGCCATCGACTGAACCAGAAACATGGCATCCAAAATCAACTTTGCTTTGCGCTTTGCCAGTGCGTTGAATATCAATGCCAATAGCGCGCAGGTCATTGATTAACGTTTGTTCCTCAAGTTGCCCACGACGAAACAAACGAAGAATGCGGCCAGGGAATTTTTCAATTACGGCCCAGCGAAACGATAACCAAAGCCAGCGATCACACGGGTGCCCCAACATTGACGCGCCAAGATGAGGGCGCGGAGGTTCCTGGCGATCTTCGTGGGCCTTGTCTATCAGCTCTTCAATGGTGTATTGTGTCAACGTATTCTCCTGTCTGTGAGTGAATTGGCCCAGCCTATTGGCTGGGCTTCTTTTTTACTGTTTACTTCCTGGCCCAAGGAGGCGCAGCACCGTCGGCCTTCGGTGCAGCAGTAGGTTTTGGAAACGAAGGAATGGAGCTGGCGGGCATGGCATCGCCGGAAGCTTTAAACCCCTTAACGTCATTGCTTGCCTCATATGTCTTGCCGGTTGCTTCATCGGTACGGGCCTCACGCACATCCAGTTTGATCGACAAGCTGCCGCCAACCAGTTGATCTGTGTCAGTAAGCTTCGCCAAGCCAATTGCCCGCATCAATTCGCCAAGTTGCGCGCGCCCAATGCTTTCAGCTTTTTCCGACTTGTTTTTGATGTTCAGGTTCCCAAACACCACACGACCTTGGTGCGTCGGGCCAGTCACGTCATAACGAACAGCAATGTATTGGCCGGTTCCGTCTTTGGTATTGCGCAACTCGGCTTTGTTGATGGTTACTTGATACCAACCTGCTGGCAACGGTTTGAAATCGCCGTCGCCAGTAGATTCAGGCAGGTCATCGAGGCTGATTGCATGTTCAAGAAAAGCCATGATTATTTCTCCAGTGTGATTTGAAATGATGGGCGTGAAGATGAAACGGTAACTGCATCGGCCAATAGTGAGGTGATCTGCGGCGCGGTGGCCTTCCACGCCGTGAGGTTGATTTCAGGTTTCCAGCGAAACAGACTAGACAGGTGTTCGGTCAGGCCATGCTCGGCGGCTAGTTCCTGCACCTTGTCGGCATCAACCTTGCGGGTAAGCCGCCCGGTGATTTTGATCTGGTGGCCGGTGAGCGTCTTGGCGTTGAAGGTGCCTTCCATCTGCTCACCGATGGCAAAGGCTTTGATAAGTTCATCTTCAACCGCTCGGCGGGCTTCCACTGCCATGCGTTCTGCTTCTTTGGCCTGAAGCCAAGCTTCAGAAAGCTCAAACAGTTTTGCTTCGATCATTTGTTTCCCCTTTCTGCCATCATCGCATCGGCCATCATGTAACACTGAGTTGCTACCATTTCTTCCCACTCCATGTCTGCATTGACCGCATCGCGGTCGGTGGTGTTTTCGAGGAAATATCGCATTACAAGCCCGGCAAAGTAGTCGCGTAGGTTGATGTCGTTTTCGTTCATTGTTTTTCTCCTGTTGCTTTAAAAACAACTGACTTTGCTTCGTCGATCACGTCTGATTTTCCGATCAGCATGTCGCTTAACTTAATCAGTTTTTGCAATGCCTCCAGTAGCTCAGGTGCAGCGGCAATCAGGCGGGCGTCATTTGCATTGTTTGGATTTCCGCTTCCATAAGTGCAATTGGCAATTACTTTTTCGGTTTTGGTTTCAATTATTTGATAATCATTGTGTTCCCACGGCCCCGGCGTGTGCTTGCTCATTTTTGCCCCCCAATCTTCGCAATGATCTCGCCCAAGTCAGGCGCTTCCCAAGCTGACAACTTGCCGGAACGATCTTTTGCCAGCCATGCACCGTCACCGTCACACATCAGGGCGCGCTGGCTTTGGCCTTCGGCATCCTTCTCCACGCGCAGGGCCAACACTTCGTCAAAGAAATACGGCAGGCTTTGAGAGAGCGTCTTGCCAGGCATGCTCGGTCCATACATCACCTTGCCCATTTCGTCTTGGAGCTTTTCCAGCTTGGCCGACATATAAACATGCAAGCCGGGTAGGTCGCGAAACGAACGGATAAGATCGGTCATGGTGCTGTTCATCTCGCCATAAGCCGCACGCCCGTCCTTGGTGGCTTTCTTCTCGGCATTCAGGACAACCTCGGCCACTTCAGAAATGCTATCCAGCGCCACCGATTGAAATGCTTTTGCTTCGGCGCTGTCGCGCAGCCAAACGTAGGCTTCGCGCAGATCGTCCATTGAGCCGATCTCGATATAAGGCACGTCGGCATCAGCGATTGACAGCAAGCCGCCTTCCGCCGACAGCACCACCGGGTTCGGAAGTGTTTTAATAAGGCTGGTTTTGCCCGCGCCTGCTTGCCCATACACAAGCAATTTGACGCCATCAGCAGCTAACGCGCTGCTACGCTTTAAATTAATTGCCATTTAAATTTTCTCCTCTGTGGTTTTAGCAATAACGGCGCGGGCGGCTTTAATTGCTTTTGAAAGATCGCCGCAAATTTGACCATCAGGGCGCACGTTGTTAATTACAACCAGCGCGGCAGTTGCCGCGTTTTCCAATGAATTGAGAGCATCCAATAGTGCGGCAAAATTGTTTGTGTTCATTTTTTTACTCCTATCTGTCTGCACCGTCGGCCATTCCGTTCGTGCAGTGGTTGTACTATAGCAAGCAATCTGCTAGATTGCAACAACGCAATGAAATTTTTTTAACAAACAAGGATAAAAACATGACACTTGAAGACATCCGAGCAGCCTTGCAGGATCGGAAGATTTCGGTGGTGGCGAGGGCTACGGCTATCCATCCGAACACGATCCGCAGCATTTTGAATGACCAAGAAGCAAACCCGACGCACCGAGTAATCAAGGCCTTGTCTGACTACCTGAGCGGCGGGGTGCGGAATGGCTGACCTCACAAAGATACTTGGCGGCCCCTGGTCGCCACCTCCCGCACCTACCTACGCCCCGCCAGAAGTGCAGTTCCGCGAGGCGATGCTATCTGCGGGCGTGTCGCCACCTGACGAGATTATTCTGGATGGCCAGATTCGCCGGTTTCGCCCAGATCCAAAAAAGCACGACCGCTCGGGCTGGTATGTTGGTCACGCAGATGGAATCTGCACCATGGTGTGGGGCGATTGGCGGCAAGGTATAGAGCAGACAATTAAGGCAGAAACTGGCAAAAAATGGACCGTAGCCGATGAAATGGCCCACGTCGCTAGAGTTGCCGCAGCCAAAGCCGCTCGTGACCTGGAGCGTAAGAAACAAAACGAAGCCGCGGCGAGCACCGTAGAAATTATCTGGTCTGAAGGCGCGGCTGCCAGTCCTGAGCATCCTTACTTAAAGCGCAAAGGCATTCAACCACACGGCGCCAAAATTACTGGCGACGGGCGCCTTATGGTGCCGCTTTTTGACTCAGACGGCGCGCTTGCCAGCTTGCAGTACATCGATGCCGATGGCGGCAAACTTTACCACCCAGGTGGCAGCGTAAGCGGCAAATTTTGCATGCTTGGGACATTAGACGCGCCAGGTGTCTTATATGTTGCCGAAGGCTTCGCCACAGCAGCCACCATCCATGAGGTAAGCGGCAGGCCAGTCGTGGTGGCTTATAGCGCCAGTAACTTAGTGCCAGTCACCGGCACCCTGCGTGATTTGTACGGCCAGAACCAAGACATTGTAATCGTGGCCGATAACGATGCGAGCGGGGTGGGCCAAAAGTACGCCGAGCAAGCCTGCGCCAAGTATGGGTCACGCATGGTCATGCCTCCAATCCAAGGCGATGCCAATGATTATGCGCAGGCAGGGCATGACTTGGCAGGGATGTTAAATCCTCAAGCCGATAAAAAAATGTTGGATAAATTAAAGGTTGTTTTTGGCGATGGCCTATCAACCGACTACGAAGCCCCGAATGAGCTGGTCGAGGACTTCATGACTATAGGCGGCATGGCGGTGTTGTACGGAGACAGCAACAGCGGCAAGACGTTTTTTGCCTTGTCTCTCGCCGCCCACATTGCATCAGGCCAAGAGTTTTTCGGTCGCCAGATCGATCCCGGCCTAGTGGTGTATTTAGCCAGTGAAGCCCCTGGGTCAATCCGCTCTCGCATGCAGGCCATTAAAAAGCATTTCGGATGCAGTCTGGAAAACCTGGCGATGGTGCCAGTCCCGCTTAATTTCTACGCTAACCAAGGCGATGCAAACGACGTCATCGAACTGGTCAAGACAATCGAAGAAATAAAAGGCCAGCCCGTCCGTTTAATTATTGGTGACACCCTGGCACGCATGAGCGCAGGCGCTAACGAAAATAGCGGTGAGGACATGGGGCCAGTCATGGCAAGGTTTGATGCAGTCGCCACAGCAACAGGAGCAGCAATTTTAATCATTCACCATAACGGCAAAGATCAAGCCAAAGGCGCCCGCGGTTGGTCAGGGATTCGGGCGCATATTGATACTGAAATTGAAGTGATGGAAAAGGATGGCATTAGATCCGCCACTATCACCAAGCAAAGAGAATTACCAGGTAAAGGCCAGGTTATATATTTCCGTCTTGAAGTGGTTGAGATGGGTGTAACTAAGTTTGGCAAACCCGCAACCACTTGCGTTGCCGTGCCAGATGAAACCGCCAGCTCAGAACAGCCTTATAAAACACAAAGCCAACACGATGAGAATGTTAGGGTATTAGAACGAGCATGGTTTTATGCCAAAGCAGAATTTATCGAAGATCAGCCATATATAAGCAAGTCTGCTTTTGTCGATTTTCTTACTCAACAAGGTTATACATATAAACAAGCAGAAGATGAGGCCAATCCTACGAAGCAAAATAAGATTATTAGCAGGCTTATAAACGCTGAAATTATCACCCCAAAACGCTATGGCTGGGTGGTCATTGACTCCATCACAGCCAGCGCCATGTCACTCAGGGCCAAAAATTGATTGTTGCCCGCTACAGCAAAAAGCATGACTACTAAGAAAAAAAACTTTACCGCTAAGAAAAAAAAATGTAATCTCAATTAAAGTTTTGTTCTGTAGAGGCAAAGAAAAGAGTGGTAGCGAGCAAGAAAATGAATGTAGCGGTCAAGAAAATTGTTGTAGCGTGCAAATAAAATTGACGCCTACGAAGTATAAGTGTAACGTAAGTGTAACGTAAGACTTCGTCCGCGCGCGCGATGCGCGCTGCGGACATCGTCTTACAAACTAACAGGGGGATATGATGGAGATGGATTACAAGAAGTGCGTGGAAATTTTGAGGTGGCACGCTTTGTATTCTGATTTGAATGGCACAGAAGCAAAAGTGCTTATGCTGATGGTTACGAATGCCAATTATAAGACAGGTGTTTTTGTTGGCAGTCAGATGGAGATTGCAGAGTTAATAGGCTCGTCAAAGCAATCAGTTAATAAGGCTATTGCTGAATTGCAAAGAATGGAGGCAATTGTTGAAACTAAATTAGGTAAAGGCCGAATGCCATCGGCTTATAAGATCAGGGCAAATGAAGATTTGGACATTTTGTTTAGAAAGACAGAAAAGAATCAGGCAAGAGAAGAGTGGTATGCAGAAAGAGAAAACTTGTTTGGTGGAATAGAGGCAAAGATGTATGAAATTTGCGAAGGGTGTGAAGACTGCACAGAAAAGGTGGTGTGCGAAAGATGTACGTTTAGGATGAATGAGTACAAAAAACGGGAAGACTACAGGAGACTCATGTTATGGGAGGCGGACAATCCAAAGCCACCAATGATGGTGGAAACGATTAGAGGTCGTCGCGCTGTCTGATACGCACAATGTGCTAAGATGAGATCATGATTACTGTTCTAGTTTGTGTTGCGGTACTTTATTTTTGCGCTTGGTTGGAGGATCAACAATCATGACGGCGAGATTGGCATCAAGAAAATATGATCGTGATGCGGTGTCAGAAATTGTATTGGAAGAAATGCAGAATGGATTAAGCACATTTAAAGCGTGTCAAAAAGCCGGGGTTCCGCATAATACTTTTATTAGATGGGTTGGGGAAAATAAGGAGCTAGCGGACAAATACGCGCGCGCCAGAGAAGATTTAATTGAAAGAATGGCGCAAGAGATAATGGAAATAGCAGATTCCCCAGTACCTACCACAGATAGTGGCGCAACTGATTCTGGGGCGGTTCAAGATAAACGGGTTCGAATTGATACTAGAAAATGGTTGTTATCAAAACTCGCGCCTAAGAAATATGGCGATAAATTGGAGCTATCTGGAGATGCAAATAATCCAATTACCATTGCCAAAATCGAGCGAGTCGTTGTCGACGGACAAGCAAAACGGATCGAAGATGAGTGATATAGACAACACATTGAAAGAGCGTGGCGCTAGGTACGGAGATTTCAGAAGCCATGCCGAAATCAGCCAAATGTTGAAGTCTTTGGTGCTTGACCATGACGCACAGCTTGCTCCGTACCAAGCAGAAGCGCTTGAAATGATCTGCCATAAACTTGCGCGAATTGTTAACGGCGACCCAAATTACGCGGACTCTTGGAGAGACATCGCAGGATATGCGCAGTTAGTTGTGCGAGAACTTGAACGATAAAACACTTGACATCTGCGCACGATGTGCGTATTATTCAGGTTGTCAGCACATCACAACTACAGGAGATCGACATGGGTTACTTTTCATATCGTCAAATGGGAAACGCCACTTTAATCGTGACGCACGCGCCAGATGGCGAAGAGATTGAGTATCAGGTTCAAACGTCAAACGGCATGCGCTCCTGCTACTTTGATCGGCGCGACCATGCAGAAGCTATGGCAAAGGCATGCTAATGAAACTTGCAAATGACTACATGCAGTTAGCACTAACAAGCGTTTTGGCAGCAGCGGCACGTGGCGACATTGACCTAAACCAATTGGCGAGGGAAGAGCTGCTTAAAAGAGGCGTAAACGCCAATGGCGAATGGATCGGATTTGAAGAAGCAAGGCGCATAAGACTCTTGGAGCGTAATGGATAGCCCTACCCCTCAACAAGTGCGCGAAATCCGCTCTAAGGCGGGTTTAAGCGCGTCCAAAGCCGCGGCACTGATATATCGCAGCACCCGAAACTGGCAGCAGTGGGAGCTTGGCGAGCGAAAGATGTGCCCGGCATTGTTCGAACTATTTTGCATGAAGGTTAAAAATGAACGATCCGTCGATTGATCTGGTGCTGCTTAAAAAGCTATGCAACGAACTACAGCGTGAGCTTGCTTACTCCCAAGCGGACACAGATGCAGTGGCGCGGTTGGCGCGAGACGTGGAGTACTTGGCGGGCCGCATGATTGCATGGGCGGGTGGGGAATAATGAGCATCGAAGCCATGAAACAGGCGCTTGAGGCGTTGGACAGTAAGCATGACATGACCAAAGCTGAATGGCGCGTACTTCAATATCGCGCTTTCAACGCCCTCCGCGCCGCGATAGCCGAGGCAGAAAAGCAGGAGCCGTTCGCGTGGATGATACTAAACAGTTTGGGTGATGATGAAGGCATTACATATTACCAGCCATCGGGAGATCTGCTTCCCGGTTGGGCATATAAGCCTATTTACACCCACCCACCTCGCCGCGAGTGGGTTGGGCTGACGGATGAGGATATGGCGTTGTGTGAGTCTGAGGAGGATGTGCAATTTGTTCGCGCCATTGCAGCCAAGCTGAAGGAGAAGAACTCGTGACTGACAAAGAGTTGCTGGAGCTGGCTGCGAAGGCGGCGGGGATTAAGGTTCCTTCCAAGAAGGATTACCCATACGCTTATATCAATAAAACAGGGATTCACAGAGACATTAGTTATGGCGGCGACGGAACTCGGATGAGTTGTTGGAACCCACTCATCAACGATGGAGATGCGCTGCGACTGGCTGTGAAGTTGGGAATTGAAATTGGGTTTGATCCTAGAGCCGTAGAAGCAACTGCGGTAGCGCGGGCCTGTGAAGTAGATGGGCAGACCATCATGCCGTGGGCGTGGGAAGAGTTAGAGCCTGATCCCTACGCCGCGACCCGCCGCGCGATTGTCAGGGCTGCGGCTGAGATCGGTAGGGAGATGAAATGACCAAAGAAGAAATGCTGAGCATCATGCGCTTGCTGTCCGCACTTGAGGCCGTAAGTCTGTACCGTGAGCCTGCGATCTCGTCTTACTTGGTAGAGCAGATTGACAGCGCAGTTGCGATATTGGAGAGGGAGATACTGAAATGAACCAAGAAGACATTACCCGCATGGCGCGGGAGGCTGGGTGCCTTGGCCCCGGCAAAGGTGGAGACCCAAATGGGCTGTGGGAACCAAACGGATGGGAGAACGTAACTGAATTGATGCTTAACTTCGCCGCCCTTGTCGCCGTAGCCGAGCGCGAGGCGTGTGCTCGCATGGCCGAGGCATTTCATCAACACGGCTACGACTTTACTGGCGACTTTGAATTGCATGAAGCCATCCGAGCAAGGGGGCAAGCATGACGCCGGGTCAACTGATCGACTTGCTTGAGAAAGCAGGCATGTTGAAAGAAGAATCACCCGGGGTGTTCGGCTGGCGCCCAACAATGCAGAAGGCCGAACGCTTCGCCGCCCTTGTCGCCGCTGCCGAGAGGGAGGCATGTGCGTTGATCTGCCATGAACTGAAGATGCAGAACAAGTTTCAAAACGCCGATGACCAATACGACGACTGGAATCACGGCATCGCTCACGGCGCTGAATTGTGTAGGGATGCAATCAGATCAAGGAACAACACATGAACCCAATCCAACCGCCGCCGCCAATGACTTACCAGCATTTGCAGGCAGAGAACGCATATCTAAAACATAACGTGGCCTATACGCAGCAGATTGCATGGCATAACCAAGCCACTGCGCAGGCAAATTATGATGACGCGCAACGGTGGAGAAAGTTCAAGGAAATGCTAGATATGAAGCATGGGTCGGATCAGCAATCAAAAGATCTGGAAATGAGGGTTGATCAGGCGCTAAAGGTGACTAAACAGTAATGACCACTCTCAAAATCCAAACCCCGCGTTGGGCTTTACCATTGCTTAAGCCTGCGCGGTATAAGGGCGCCTACGGTGGGCGGGGTTCGGGGAAGTCTCATTGCTTTGCCGAAATGCTTATCGAAGCCCACATCATGGATCAGTCGCAGTCCTCAGTGTGCGTGCGGGAGATCCAGAAGTCGCTGAATCAGTCTGTGAAGCGCCTTATCGAGCACAAGATCAGCACTATGAATGCTGGGGCTTACTTCGAGGTGCAGGATGCTGTCATTAAGTGCAAAAACGGGCCTGGTTTGATCATTTTCCAGGGCATGCAGAACCACACCGCGGATTCAATCAAGTCTTTGGAGGGCTATGACCGCGCGTGGGTAGAAGAGGCGCAAAGCTTGTCTCAACGCAGTCTAGACTTGCTGCGCCCTACTATCCGCAAGCCTGGCTCGGAGCTGTGGTTTACCTGGAACCCGCATAGTCATGACGACCCGGTGGATCTGCTGCTCCGCGGAAACACGCCCCCGCCTGATGCTGTGGTGTTGCCCGTAAATTATGAGGACAACCCTTGGTTTCCGCAGGTGCTGCGGGATGAAATGGAGTACGACCGGCGGCGCGACCCAGACAAGTGGCAACACGTATGGCGTGGCGAGTATCTCAAGAACAGCGAAGCGCGTGTGTTCAAGAACTGGGTCGTGGAAGATTTCGAGCGGCCTGAAGGCACGATATATAGGCTTGGCGCAGACTGGGGGTTCAGCGTTGATCCGTCAGTGCTAGTGCGATGCTCCATCGAAGGCAATCGCCTGTATGTTGATTATGAGGCTTACATGATCGGGTGCGAGATCGTTAATCTGCCCGACTTGTTTGACCGGGTGCCAGAATCCAGAAAGTGGTTTATACGCGCAGACTCAGCACGCCCTGAGACTATTTCTTACATGCAAAAGCATGGGTATCCCAAGATTCAACCCGCGCAAAAGGGTAAAGGATCAATTGAAGAAGGCATCGCGTTTTTGCAATCGTTTGACATTGTGGTGCACCCAAGATGCAAACATCTAATCGATGAACTTAATAGTTATTCTTATAAAATAGATTCACAAACTAACGAGATATTGCCTATTATTGATGATAAAAATAACCATGTAATAGACGCTTTAAGGTATGCTTGCGAAGGAATCCGCAAAGCTAATACAATTAAGCGTCAAGTGGTTTCAGCACCGCCGCGGCCTTTCACGGGCTCAACTGGCTGGATGGGGGCATAATGGCTAAAAAAAGTGTGTCGTTATCGGTCGGGCGTGGCGAGAAGTTGCCAACGAAGCAAGGCGCAGGCTTAACGGCCAAGGGGCGCGCTAAGTATAATCGTGAAACAGGGTCCAACCTCAAGGCCCCTGCTCCAAATCCAAAGACTGAAGCCGACAAGGGTCGCAAGGCCTCTTTTTGCGCTCGTATGGGCGGAGTTGCTGCAAAAGCTAAAAATGGAGAACGGGCGCGCGCTGCATTAAAGAGGTGGAACTGTGGCAAGTAAACCTGGGTTATACGCCAACATCCACGCTAAACGGGCTCGGATTAAAGCCGGCTCGGGTGAAAAGATGCGCAAACCAGGAACGCCTGGAGCGCCAACCAAAAAAGCGTTTCAGCAATCTGCCAAGACTGCAAAAGGGAACAAGTGATGCCTCTGGTGAAAAGCGCAAGCAAGAAAGCATTTTCTAAAAACGTCAAAACTGAGATGGCGCACGGCAAACCGCAAAAACAAGCGGTAGCCATCGCTTATGCAACGCAACGCGCTGCCAAAAAGCCGGCCAAAAAGGGCAAGTAATGGCGCATGAAAAAGACTTGTTGGCAACTGCTCGAGCGCGCCTTAGCATGGCAATTTCTGCGTATTCAGAAAGCCGTGAAGATGAACTCGACGATTTAAAATTTTATGCAGGATCGCCAGACAATCATTGGCAATGGCCCGCAGATGTGCTGGCGACGCGCGGAGCGGTGCAAGGGCAGACGATCAATGCTCGGCCATGCCTAACCATCAACAAACTGCCGCAACACGTACGGCAAGTCACCAATGATCAGCGTCAGAACCGCCCGTCCGGTAAGGTAATCCCCGCGGATGACGCGGCAGATCCTGAAGTCGCAGAGATCTTTGACGGGATGGCGCGGCATATTGAGTACATCAGCGATGCTGATGTGGCATACGACACCGCATGCGAAAACCAAGTTTCTTATGGCGAAGGGTATATTCGCCTGCTGACCGAGTATTGCGACGATAACACGTTCGATCAAGACATCAAGATCGGGCGTGTTCGTAATAGTTTCTCGGTCTACATGGACCCCCTGATTCAGGACCCGTGCGGGGCTGACGCCAAGTGGTGCTTCATCACCGAAGACATTACCAAGGAAGAATACGAGCGCACGTATCCTGACGCGCAGCCTTTGTCTACACTTCAACAGCTAGGCGTTGGAGATCAAAGCGTTTCGCAGTGGATCAACGAAAATACGGTAAGAATCGCTGAATATTTTTATGTTGATTACGAACCCGCCACGCTAAATCTGTATTATGGCAATCAGACAGCGTTTGCTGGGTCGCCAAAAGACAAGCAATTCAAAGCCGCTGGCATGAAGCCAGTGCGCACTCGGCGTGTGCAAAAGCGCGTTGTCCGTTGGTGCAAGATTAACGGCTATGAAGTGCTGGAGGAGTCTGACTGGGCAGGCAAGTACATCCCTGTCGTTCGGGTGGTTGGAAACGAATATGAAGTAGATGGGCGCATATATGTGTCTGGCCTTGTGCGCAATGCCAAGGACGCCCAGCGCATGTATAACTATTGGGTTAGCCAAGAGGCCGAGATGCTTGCTTTGGCTCCCAAAGCGCCGTTCATTGGGTATGGGGGGCAGTTCGAAGGGTACGAAACTCAGTGGAAAACTGCCAATACGCAGAACTGGCCTTATCTTGAAGTTAACCCAGATGTAACAGACGCCAATGGCAACATGCTGCCGCTTCCTCAGCGTGCCGCTCCTCCTCTGCCGCAAACTGGCCTGATTCAGGCCAAAATGGGCGCTGCTGATGACATTAAAGCCACCACAGCGCAATATGACGCATCTCTTGGCTTGCAGGGTAATGAGCAATCAGGCCGCGCAATTCTGGCGCGCCAGCGGCAAAGCAACACTGGAACCTATCATTATGTTGATAACTTGGCCCGCGCCATTCGCCATGTAACGCGTCAGATTGTGGATTTGGTGCCTAAAATTTACGATACGCAACGAATTGCACGCATCATCGGAATCGATGGCGAACCAGACATGGTTATGATCGATCCGACTCAGCAAGAAGCTGTGCGGCGCATTAAAGATGAGTTTGGCAACACGGTTAAGAAGATTTACAACCCATCTATTGGTAAATACGACGTTTGTGTGACCACTGGTCCGAGCTATATGACCAAACGGCAAGAGTCTGCCGATCAAATGTCGCAAGTGCTGCAAGCAAACCCGGCGTTGTGGCAAGTGGCTGGCGATCTTTTGGTAAAGAACTTCGACTGGCCTGGCGCTGATGAGCTTGCTAAACGCATGCGCAAAATGATTGATCCTAAGCTGTTGGAAAGTGGCGACAACATTTCGCCCGAACTTCAAATGGCGCAGCAACAAATGCAGGCAATGGAGCAGCAAATGCAGCAGATGACTGCAATGTTGCAGAATGTCCAGCAATCTGTGGAAATGCGTGAGCTTGAGATCAAAGAGTTTGACAGTAAGGTCAAAGCATACCAAGCCGAAACGCAACGGATTAGCGCGGTTCAGTCTGGTATGAATGAAGAACAAATTCAAGATATTGTCATGGGCACTTTGGCGGGCATGATCACTAGCGGTGATCTGGTTTCAGAAATGCCAGGGCAGGAATTGCCGGAAATGGAACAAGAAATGCCAGAACAAACTCCGATAATGAATCAACCAATTGAGGGGATGCAATGAAGCCCGCCGATTTTGTCGGTTTGTTGTTTTTGGGGCGCGATGTCGCGCACTCGGTTCATTTAAATACTAGAAGTTATGCAAAGCACGTAGCGCTTCAAGGGTTTTACGAAGGCATTGTTGATTTAGCAGATAGTTTTGCCGAGGCTTATCAAGGTAAATATGGTCTAATTGGACCGATTGCTCTACAATCTGTGAAAAAGACTAATAACATCATAGAGTTTTTGCAAAATCAACTAGATGAAATTGAGTCTGAACGCTATAAAGTAGTAGAAAAAGAATGTACGGCGTTGCACAACATTATCGATGAGATTGTCAGTCTGTATCTTTCGACGCTTTATAAGTTGAGGTTTTTAGCATGAATAAAGATATTACTAGTTGCCTTGGATATCAGCAGATCACAAGCTTAAGTTCAGCAACAGGGCTGACCGTCCCAACTGTTACCCCAGAAGGGTTGTCGACATTGCCGACCCATGCAATGATTATCTGCGAAACCAACCCCGTTCGCTGGCGTGATGATGGGGTTAACCCAACTGCATCAGTCGGAATGTTGATGCAAGCAAATAGCTGCATGATGTATGACGGTGACCTTAAGAAGATTAGGTTCATTCAAACCGGCGCAGCCGCAACTATTAGCGTGAGTTACTACAAATGAATATTTCTCCAGTACCATCAACGTTAACAGTTTCTGGCGTCAACGGCGAAGATGTGGCGGCCTCTGGCGCTCCTGTCCTTACGGCTGGAGTGGTTAGGTCTGCAATTGCTCCTTCGACGTTAGTTGCGGGGGATGTTGCGCGGCTTTCCATGACCACGGCAGCTGGTCTGGTAGTAATGCCATACTCTATCCCGGAAGTTACTTGGAGTTATGCTGCAGCCGCTTCAGGTATTGTTAATACCACCACCGCTGTGACTGTAAAAGCTGCTGCGGGTACTGGTATTAGGAATTACATTAAAAACATTCAAATTATGGCCGAAGCTCTTGGGACAGCAACTGAATTTGCTGTTAGAGACGGCGCAGCAGGCACGGTGCTATTTCGCACGAAGATAACTACTGCTGGTGTAAATATCAATTTGACCTTTGATACCCCTTTAAGGGGCACTGCAAATACTTTGTTAGAAGTTGTTACGCTTACTGCCAGCGGTACCGGCGCAGTTTATGTAAACGTGCAAGGATATACAGGTTATTAACCCTACTGGCAGGGATAGCCAGGGATTCTAAGGAATCGAAACCATGACTGAAGAAGTCGCAGCATCAGCGGAAATGTCCGCGCCGGAACAGGTTGAGACGGCATCACCTGAACCCGAAGTTTCAGCGCCGGAAGTTGAAGCCGAGCAGCAAAACGACGAAAAACCTTCGAAAGTATTTTCGCAGGAAGAGGTCGACGCGCTAATCGGAAAACGGCTTGCAAGAGAACAGAGGAAATGGGAAAGAGAACAACAGCGTAAAGCTACTGAGGCGCAGACTTTACGGTCTATGCCGGCTGATATCCCGCCTGCTGAACAGTTTGAAAGCCCCGAAGCCTACGCGGAAGCGCTGGCGCTTCGTAAAGCAGAAGAGCTGATTGCGCAGCGTGAGCAAGCCAAACAGCAAGCGGCGCTGTTAGAAAGTTATCACGAACGTGAAGAAGAGGCGCGGAATAAATACGAAGACTTTGAACAAGTCGCGTATAACCCGCAACTTCGAATCACTGAAGTGATGGCGCAGACAATCCAAGCTTCTGACGTTGGTCCCGATGTTGCATATTATCTCGGGGCTAATCCTAAAGAAGCCGATCGCATTTCCCGGCTGTCTCCGTATCTTCAAGCTAAAGAAATTGGAAGGATCGAGGCCAAAATAGCGGCTGAACCTCCTGCCAAAAAAACTACCAGTGCTCCGGCACCGATTAAGCCTGTAACCGCGCGTGCATCTGGCGCGCCTGCTTATGATACGACCGATCCACGCTCTACTAAAACCATGAGCGCATCGGAATGGATCGAAGCAGAACGGCAACGGCAGATTCGGCAATGGGAAGCACGACGTAACCGCTAACTTCTAAAGGATCATCATGGCAAATAGTATTCTTACCATTGACATGATCACCCGGAAGGCTCTCGAAATCCTCGAGAACAACCTGGTGCTCACCCGTAACGTTAACCGTCAGTACGACGACAGCTTTGCTGTTGAAGGTGCCAAGATCGGTTCTACCCTGCGTATCCGCCTGCCGGACCGCGCTCTGGTGACCGACGGTGCCGCCCTGCAAGTTCAGGACGACAACGAGCAGTACACCACGCTGTCTGTGGCTTCGCAAAAGCACATTGGCGTGAACTTCACTTCTGCCGAACTCACCATGCAATTGGATGACTTCGCAGATCGTGTGTTGAAGCCTCGTATTAGCCAGCTCGCTGCGTCTATTGATGCAGATGTCGCTAATGCTTTTAAAGGTATTGCTAACAGCGTCGGCACCCCTGGTACGACCCCGGCCACTTCGCTGGTGCTGCTGCAAGCCCAACAAAAGCTGAATGAAAACGCGGCTGTTATGTCGCCCCGTTATGCCACGGTTAATCCCGCGGCTAACGCTGGCTTGGTTGAAGGCATGAAAGGCCTGTTTAACCCTACCGACACCATTTCCAAGCAATTCAAAAATGGTCTGATGGGCACTGGCGTTTTGGGCTTTGAAGAAATCAACATGTCTCAATCTATCAAAGTTCTTACGACTGGCACCCGTACCAATGGCACTGTGAACACCACTGTGTCCACGCAAGGCACCTCCACCCTGTCTTTGACTGGCTTGGGTGCAAGCGCCACCATTAAGGCCGGCGAAGTCTTTACCATTGGCAGCGTGTTCGCGGTTAACCCGCAAACTCGTGAATCCACTGGCTCGCTTCAGCAGTTTGTTGTTACTGCTGATGCCACTGCATCTGGTGGCGGTGTGGCGTCTGTGACCGTGTTCCCGGCTATTTATACCGCGGCGCATGCTCTGGCAACGGTGGATTCTTTCCCGCAATCAAGTGCTGCCGTGACTTGGCTGGGCGCTGCTTCTACTTCGTACCCGCAAAACATGGTCTATCACAAAGACGCTATCACGTTTGCAACCGCCGACCTTCTGCTGCCGCAAGGCGTGGATATGGCCTCGCGCGCTGTGCATAACGGTATTAGCCTGCGTGTGGTTCGCCAGTACGACATTAACAATGACCGCCTGCCTTGCCGTATTGACGTCCTGTACGGCTATAGCGTTATCCGTCCGCAAATGGGCTGCCGGATTTGGGGCTAGTAGAATAGGGGCTTCGGCCCCTGTTTTAAACTAATTACTTGAAAGGATTTAATTATGGCTCTCCCTAATGGCGCTGGCGGGTATCAGCTGGGCGATGGAAACGTTAACGAACCTTACATCAACCTTACGGCTGATCCCGTTTCAATTACTGCTTCTGCCACTCTCAGCGTGGCTCAATTGTTAAATGGTCTGATTCTGGCTAATAGCGGTATTACTGCTTCCCAAACTTATACGCTGCCTACGGTATCTGATTTGGAAGCACAGCTGATTAACTCGGATCGTATTGGTACGACTTTTGAGTTTACCGTTGTCAACCTCGGAACATCGTCTGGCACGGCTGTTATTGCTGCTGGTACGGGCTGGACTGTTTCGGGCTCTTTGACGATGACAATTCCGGTAACGACAGGTGCTCAATTCGTCGCCAGAAAATCGGCGTCAGGCGCTTGGACTCTGTATCGAGTGGTGTAATTAAAGGGGGCTTTGCCCCCTTTTATGAAAGGTTTTTATATGCCGAATACCAAAGCAATTGGGGTTGCATACAGTGACATGGAAATCGTTGGGGGCAGTGTAGATGGCTCTCCAATCGGCGCATCAACTCCGTCTACGGTTGCCGCTACTTCCGTTTCTTCCACTGGAGCAGTATCGGCCTACACTGGCACGGCAGTTCCTGCTGGAGGCACTGCTGGCGTAGGGTTCAAGCTTTCTAGCACGTCAAATTTAGGCGTGTTTTTTGGGTCTGGAGCGCCTACCTTGGCGGCTGCGCAAGGTTCTTTGTACATTCGTACTGATGGCTCGTCCACTTCGACTCGCTTGTATGTAAATACAAACGGCTCTACGACTTGGACAAACGTCACCACAGCTGCTTAAGGACAGGGGCTTAGGCCCCTGTTATTCTTATGGTTATATATCTAAAACATTGGCAACATGGTTCAAAAGTAGCCATTTCCGATATGGAAGCCGAAGCTGATGAAGAAAATGGCTGGGTGCGCTATACTCTTGAAGAGCAAGAGGAAAGCGACCTGCAACCCGTCAATCATTTGCAGCCTAAAAGGCGCGGCAGACCTCCAAAAAACCTGCAATAAGGGGCAAGCATGACAACGGCTGGCGACATTATCAACGGCTCTCTTAGGTTGCTTGGAATGCTGGCCGAAGGAGAAACTCCTTCTGCTGCAACATCTCAAGATGCTTTAGACGCGATGAATCAAATGATTCAATCGTGGAACATTGAGCATCTAATGATTTATAACACCCAAGACCAAGTTTTTACTTGGCCTGCCGATCAGATTCAACAAACGCTTGGCCCGAGTGGGGATTTTGTAGGCAATCGTCCTGTTCTTCTTGAGGACTCAACCTATTTCCGTGATGCAACGACCAACGTGTCGTTTGGTATTAAGTTCATCAATCAGCAACAATATGATGGAATTGCGGTAAAAACGGTGACCTCAACTTATCCACAAGTCATGTGGATAAATATGACGTATCCAGACGTCACTATGACGGTTTATCCTAAACCCACTCGGGCACTGGAGTGGCATTTCATTTCAGCGCAAGAAATCTCTCAACCTGTTACATTGGCTGATACGCTTGCCTTCCCCCCTGGGTATCTTCGCGCTTTCCGTTACAACTTGGCGCTTGAGCTTGGGCCAGAGTTTGGGGTTACTCCATCCCCTGATGTGCGTAGAATTGCAATTGTCAGCAAACGCAATTTGAAAAGAATCAACAACTCCAACGATATTATGTCGATGCCTTATTCGTTGGTGGCAACGCGGCAGCGCTTTAATGTGTATGCCGGGAACTATTGATGAAAACCCCTATCTTAGGTTCTAGTTACGTTGCCCGCAGTGTCAATGCTGCGGATAACCGCATGGTCAATTTGTTTCCTGAGATCGTGCCTGAAAGTGGCAAAGAACCTGCGTTTTTGCAAAGAGCGCCAGGATTGCGTTTATTGGCTACCATTGGTAATGGCCCAATTCGTGGAATGTGGTCTTTTGGAGGCAAGGCGTACGTTGTGTCTGGGGCATCATTGTATTTGATGAATACAGACTATTCAGCGACGCTTCTAGGTACGGTAAGTGGGGTTGGCCCTGTCAGCATGGCCGACAATGGAACGCAGTTGTTTGTAGCCTGTAATGGGCCAAGTTACATTTACAACTCACAAACATCGGTGTTTCAACAGATTACAGATCCAGATTTTCCTGGGGCAATGACCGTCAGCTATTTGGACGGATATTTTGTATTTATTGAGCCGAACAGTCAGAAAGTATGGGTCACCTCATTGCTTGAGGGCACCCAGATTGATCCGTTGGACTTTGCCAGTGCTGAAGGATCACCAGACAATCTTGTGTCATCAATCGTTGATCACCGTGAGGTGTGGTTATTCGGTACAAACTCTGTTGAAGTCTGGTATGACGCAGGTTTGTCTGACTTCCCGCTTACTCGGATTCAAGGTGCTTACAACGAAATAGGATGTGCCGCCACATTCTCTGTGGCAAAGCTAGACAACGCATTATTTTGGCTAGGGGCTGATGCTCGTGGCAATGGCATCGTTTATCGTGCAAATGGGTACACAGGACAACGAGTTTCAACGCACGCAGTTGAATGGCAGATCCAGCAATACGGCACCATTTCCGATGCCTTAGCATACACGTACCAGCAAGACGGGCACGCTTTCTATGTTTTGAACTTCCCAACGGCAGATGCAACTTGGGTTTATGACGTATCCACAAACGCATGGCATGAGCGCGCAGGGTTTTCAGATGGGCAATTTGTACGACACCGCAGCAATTGCCAAGTGAATTTTAATGGCGAAATTATTGTTGGGGATTACGAAACAGGCGCTTTGTATGCATTTGATTTAGAAGTGTATGACGACAACGGAAGCACGCAAAAATGGCTTCGTTCATGGCGTGCTTTACCGACGGGACAAAACAATCTAATGAGAACTGCGCACCACTCATTGCAGTTAGATTGCCAAACTGGCGTTGGGTTGGTGTCCGGGCAAGGCAGCGACCCAGAAGTCACGCTTAGATGGTCAGATGATGGCGGGCACACTTGGTCAAGCGAATACTGGCGCAAGATGGGCAAAATTGGTGAGTACGGGTATCGCACACTATGGCGCAGGCTTGGCATGACCACAAAATTGCGTGATCGAGTGTACGAGCTTTCTGGAACTGACCCTGTAAAAATTTACATTACCGGCGCTGAACTTATTGTAAGCGGCACGAATGCCTAACAACATTACTAACATTCCAGCCCCTCGTGTTGAGTTCATTGATCCTCGCACGGGGTTGATGGCTAGGGAGTGGTATAGATTTTTCCTTAACCTGTTTCAATTAACAGGCAACGGTCAAAGCACGACATCGCTTGAAGATTTGCAGGTTTCTCCGCCATCGCAAGATGTGATTGGACAGCTTGGTATTGTTTATGACCAAGCGCAATTAGCAGCAATGCTTGCTCAGTACGAAGATGCTGCAAGACAAGCATTGAATAGATTAGACGCTCAACCAGCATTGCCTCAGCTTGGCACTCTGTCTGCCGTCAATGAAGACAACGTGCGATTGATTGGGTTTTCTAACAATCCATCACCAGCCGTTCCAAATCCTGCCCCCACTGGCACACTATATTGGGATGGCAACTCTACGCTTGGTTTGCAAATGAACCAAAGCGTCCTTGTCAGAGTTGGGCAAGCTCAGTTTGTTTATGTTAAAGCTTCCGCATCAATTACTAAGGGACAGCTTTGTAAGCATACTGGGTCAGTTGGGGCCTCTGGCGTTATTACCGCGGCTCCAACCAGCACAGGCATGACGGACCCCGTTCAAATTGTGGGCGTTGCCGCACAAGATATTGCACTTAACGATTTTGGGTTCATCCAGATTTCTGGAGATATCCGGGGATTTGATACCACTGGTACAAGCGTTGGAGAAGTCTGGGCAGACGGAGATTCGTTGTACTACAACCCTTCATTTGTTGGAGGACTAACCAAAACAAAACCGTCTGCGCCCAACATAAAAACGTACGTTGGAGAAGTTATTAACGCAGGGTCTGGCGGTTCAGGATCAATAAACATTCGTATTGTTTATGGGTCTGTTTTGGGTGGAACAGACGCTAACGTTCAGTTTGGGATACTCGCTGATAAAGATCTAATTCAATACGATTCAGCACTTCAATATTGGAAGAATGTTTCTTCGTCATCTATAGCAATTGGCACGGCCACTAATGTGGCTGGGGGAACAGCTGGGGCGCTGCTGTACCAATCTGCTTCCAGCACGACTACATTTTTAAGTATTGGCACAAGCAACTATGTCCTGACGTCTAATGGCACTGCGCCTGTCTGGACGGCCAACACTGGCACTGACAATGTGGTTAGGTCTACCAGCCCAACGATTGCAACGCCAACCATTACAACCAGCGCTACGGTGCCGTTAGTAATTGGCGGCACGGGCACTACTAGCACGCTTACATTGCGCTCAACTTCAGGGGTTGGGACAACGGGCGCGGACATCATCTTTCAAACTGGCAACAATGGGGCCACTGAATGCATGAGAATCCGAAACAGCGGAAACGTTGGTATTGGGACTGCTACGCCAGGTTATAAACTTACATTAAATGCATTTACTGGGGTTACTGGCCCTGTAATCGCACTTAAACAATCTGCCGAAACAAGCGCATTTTATGGGTTTGGAATTCAACGTTCAGGAGATACGTCAACGCTTGGCATAGGTTTTAACAGCACTGCTGACGCCTGGTCATTTTCTGCAAGCTATGCTTCCACAGGCGGATATAAACCAATCGCTTTTTCTACCAGCGACCTTGAACGGTTTAAAATTGACACAAGCGGGAATGTTCTTGTAACTGGAGCAGGTGGTTTAGGGTATGGCACAGGGTCTGGTGGCGCAGTTACTCAAGCAACCTCAAGAACTACAGGCGTTACTCTTAACAAAACAAATGGGGCAATAACATTAGTTAGTGCCGCGGGTTCTACAGCATGGCAAACTTTTACTGTAACCAATTCTACTGTTGCCGCGACTGATGTTATTAGAATTTGCCAGAAATCCGGCACTGATTTGTATATGATTCATGTAACAAACGTGTCCGCTGGCAGTTTTAATATAACATTTGCTACCACTGGCGGTACCACCACAGAACAACCAGTTTTTAACTTTGCTGTTACAAAAGCGGTGACTGCGTAACAACATCTTATTGAGGCAAATATGACTGTTCTTAGCCCAAGTGCAAAACAGCAGTTTTTTGATGCAAACGGGAACCCGCTTTCTGGTGGCAAAGTTTATACATATGCCGCAGGCACTACTACGCCATTAGCTACATATTCTGATTACGCTGGAGTGACACCTAACGCCAATCCAATTATTTTGGATTCGCGCGGAGAAGCATTGATTTATCTCAGTGTATATAAGTACAAATTTAAACTTACTGATGCTAATGACGTAGAAATTTGGACCGTTGATAACATCAATAGCCCATTAGAGTTTACAGACACACTGGTTTCTGCGGATCGATTTGAAGGTACTGCTACGGACGATGCAGGCACGCCTGATGCTGTGTTTCGTGTGTTAAGAACCCATACAATCAACACTGCGCCGCATAGCTTTCGAGATCAAACCACATTTACACCTGGCGTGGCTGGAAACGCTGCCTGCTCGTATGATGCTGCGCTTACTTCGTCTGGCGCTCAAGCAATGGACCATACCATTGCTTACCAAGCTAGGAACGTCCATAACGGCAGCAATACTCTGACGCATCTTTATGCGTTTGGGTCTTACATGGTCGCTAATGGGCCAGTCACCAATAGTTATGGTTTAGAGTATCGCGCAGTCAGCGGAACTGGTACGGTTACTAATGAATATGGGGTTTATATTGGCAATCTTACCAAAGGCACTAACAAGTATCCTCTTTACATTGCAGACAATCTAGGCTCCAACTATATTGGAGCCCCAACCAGATTTACTGGGCAAGTTTCTATTGGTAGCACAGCCAGACTGTTTTTAGGCGACGGTGGAGGCGGGTATAAATCAATCGCTTATAACTGGGACATTGCTAGTAATACTTATAATGCCGCTGACAAAATTCAGAGGTTGTATTTTGGGCCGTCTGATATAACGTTTAGCTATGCACCGTCCGGCTCTGCTGGCGCGACTCCAACGTTTACGGACCTTGTTTCTGTTAAATGCGATGGCGGGGCTAATCAAGGCGCGTTTTATCCTGGGACAGATAACACGCAAAACCTTGGCGCAGGCGGATCTCGTTGGAAAGAAGTTTTCGCCGGTAGCGGTACTATCAACACATCAGATGCTCGCGTTAAAACCGCTGTTAGAGCTTTTAACAGTGCGGAAATTTCAGCTGCCAAGCAACTTAGCAAAGAAATCGGAATCTTCAAGTTTCTTGATGCAGTTGCACAAAAAGGAAATCTTGCGCGTGATCACATTGGGATGACTGTGCAACGCGCTATTGAAATTATGAAAGTAAATGGGCTTGACCCTATGGCGTATGGATTTATCTGCTATGACGAATGGAAAGATGAGTATGAAACTGACGCCAAAGGAATCAAACAACTAAAGAAAAAAGGCGGGAATCTGTATAGTTTCAGATACCAAGAGCTTATGTTATTCATTGCAAAAGGCATTGAAGCCCGCCTTACTACTTTGGAAAGTAAATAATGACTGTTACCGTTAAAGTTTTGGTGCCGGCAAAAATTGCCGAAGCAACGCAGACGACGCAGTATACAGCTAATGGCGTAACAACCATTATTGACAAGTTTACCGCTACTAATTATAGCGCTGCGGCTGCAACTATTAGCGTAAACATTGTGACCAGTGCCGATACGGCAGGCAATCAGAACCTTATTGTTAAAACTAAAACCCTTCAACCGGCTGAAACATATACTTTTCCAGAGCTGGTTGGGCAAGCACTTGCTCCTGGCGGGTTTATAAGCACGATTGCTGGAACAGCTACAGCCATTAACATTCGATCAAATGGTCGTGAAATTACCTGATGACGTTTGGGAAGTGATCTGCGACACTTTGGTGAAGTTCGACGGTATTGATTGCCGTTCGCCAGAGTTGCGTGAGTACATAGAGAAAAATGCACAGATCACTTTGTTTGATGGCGGAGCATTCGTTGCAGATGGCAATGAGTTTGATTTGTTTGTAGTGCCAGAACGTCGTGGAAAGTGGAATATCAAAAAGGAAATCAATAGTTTCCTTGCTACAATGGCAGAAAGATATCCAGTCGCAATTGTAAAGATTAGCGAGCGCAACACCAGATCATTAAGGCTTGCCCGGTTCTTTGGCTTCAAAGATCGCCAGAAAGACAATCGAGGTAAGATCGTATTGGAGAAAAAGCTATGGGTAGCGTAGTTGAAAGCGTAGTTGGGTTTCTAGGTGCCAAAAAGCAAGCTGAAGCGACGGAAGAAGCGGCAAAAACTGGAGCACAATCCGCCCAATATGCTGCTGACTTGCAACGCCAAATGTTTGAAAAACAGATGGCTGCTCAAGAGCCTTGGCGTCAAGCTGGCGTCACTGCGCTTAATCAGCTTGCCCCACTTGCACAGCAATACCAACCTTTCGGAATGGCCCAGTTTCAGGCTGACCCAGGATATGGGTTTCGTCTTTCAGAAGGCATGAAAGCTTTGGAGCGTAGTGCAGCAGCGCGTGGTGGGTTGATGTCTGGCGCCCAGATGAAAGGCATTCAACGCTATGGCCAAGACCTAGCCAGTCAAGAATATCAGAACGCTTTCAATCGATATCAAGCAGAACGTCAAGCTAGGCTAAATCCTTTGCAATCTCTGGCCGGGCTTGGACAAACTAGCGCGCAATCCATTGGCGGCGCTGCTGGGCAACTTGGCACAAACCTTGGCAACATTGCTCTAGGTGCAGGCGCCACTGCTGGCGCTGCGCAACTCGCTATGGGCAATCTTCGTGCGAGTCAATATGGAAACATTGGGAAAACAATTAATGATGTTGTTGGAAGCCCAACTGTTCAAAACTGGCTTGCTCAATTTAACCAAAGCCCAGCGCAGCAGGCTGCCGGTGAGTTTGTTCAAAACTGGTCCCCAGAATTTTACGGTTAATAGATATGGCAAATTCACTTATTGATTTTGGCGTAATACAACCTGAGATTGCATTGCAACCGTTTGAGCGTGCAAGGCAACAAGCTAGGCAAGAGCAAGCTAACCAACTTGCCGCTTTGCAACTTCGCGCCGCGCAACGCGGCGAGGAAGAGGCTTTAACCTCACGCGAGGCGTTCAAAACCGCAGACCCGGTAAAAGCACTGTTTGCCGCTGGACTTGGCCCGCAAGCTATTCAAACGGCCAAAACGTTGCAAGATCAAAAAGCCGCTCAACTTAAGCAGGTTGAGGAAGACCTTAAGATTGGCCGAGGCATTGCAGAGCGGGCTTTTTCTGCCGGACGTGCGGCTTCTATGTCTGCCCCGGGCACCGAAAAAGCTGCTATTTTGTCGGTATTGAATCAATATCAAGGCAAAGGGATTGATCTTAGCCAAGACATTGATGAAGTATCAAAAATGTCAAGCAATCAGGCGCTTGAGCATGCTTTTAACAGGTCTCAAGAACTAAAAAATCTTGCGGAAATGATTACTTCCGATACTGGGGCGGCGATTATTCGGACGCCTAGATTCCAACAACCTGGAGTTGTTGCGCAGCAGCCTATTGGAGCTTTTCAAGGCGAGCCGCAGCAAGTCATGAATCAGTTGGCAACCATTCCTGATCCGGCAGAGCGTGCCGCGGCAACAGCCGCCTATCAACGGCAGCTAACGGCGCAAGCTCCTACGGCGGGCACGCGTATTCCGAAAGCATTGTCTCCTGCTCAAGAAATGCAAGAAGCTAGAGAACAAACACGAATTGGTCTTGAGCAACGTCGCGTGGAGCTTGCAGAAAAGGAAGCCGCAAGGAAAGCCGAAGGCGCAGCGGAACCGTTGTCCAAAAAAGAAGTTCAAGCGCGTGAGGCTAAGTATCCGCAAGCCACTAAAGCTGTACAAACTTTTGATGCCACCACTAACGATTTGATCTCAGATCTTCAAAAGTTAAAAGATCATCCGGGATTGAATGGCATCACAGGGCTTATCTATGGCCGCACTCCCGGCGTTACTGGCAAGGCCCGAGAAGCCGAAGCGATTTACGACCGAATTATGGCAAGAGGCGGGTTTTCTGAGCTTCAAGAAATGCGAAATGCTTCGCCAACTGGCGGCGCATTGGGTAACGTATCAAACGCGGAAGGGCAGCAGCTTCGCGCTGCTTTTGCGGCTATTGATAGACGACAAGACCCAGAGTCAGTTCGTCGCGCAATTGATGATGCTATTGTTCGTTTGCAAGGCTCAAAACAGCGCGTGCGCGATGCGTATAACATGACTTATGAATACAAGGGAATTGAGCCTGCTATTTCTGCCCAGCCAGTTAAGCCTGCTGCGCAAGTTACAGGGGGTCCTTTGACTCCAGCAGAACAAGCAGAACTTGAACAACTCCGCGCTCGTTTTGGAAAACGCTAATGGACCCAAGAGAAGAACTGCAAGCATTGCGGCGCATGGCAGAACTTGAGGCTAGGGCAACAATTGTTCAACCTAAAACGCGAGGAATGCCGCCTTCTGAAGAACCAAGAATTCTTGAGACTATTGGGGCTGGTGCTGGTTATGGGGTTGGACGTGCAGCGCTTGGCGCGCAAGAATTGCTAGGAAAATTTGCAGGAGCTATTGGAGCAGAAAAAACTGCTCAATTGCTCCAGGAAGATGTGGCGCGAGGCCGTGCAAAACTTGCAGCAGAAATTGCACCGTACCAACAAACTTCTCCATATGTCACTAGTGGGGCAGAACTTGTCGGGGAAACTGCAATTCCAATAGGGGTAATATCAAAAGGTGCTCAAGCCATTCGTGCAATTGGCACTGTGGCACCTCGTGTTGCCGGGATAACCGCTCCTTTAGCTGAGTCTTTATCCACTGGGGGGTTTCGAACTGGATTGCAACCAGGGGCAGCAAACGTGCTTGCTAAGCTGGCAGGCGCGACTGGTGCTGGAGCCGCAACAAGCGGAATCTTGTCAGGTGGAGATATTGGCGAAACGGCAACGGGCGCTGGCGTTAGCGCCGCAATACCTTTTGTTCTTCCAGCACTTGGGCAACTTGGGTACAAAGGCGCGGAAAAATTTATTGACCTTGTTACCGGGCAGTCTCCTAAAGTTAAAGCCGGAAAAATAGCGCGTGAAGCAGCAGGAGAGAATTTAGAAGCTATTAAAAACGCGCTTGCAAAATCTATTGAAGGAGAAACAGCAGGACAAGCAGCCGCTTATGTAAAACAACCTGCTTTTCAGGCTTTGGCCGATCTTGCTGAACGAAAAGACATAAGCGGAGAAACATTCCGCAAATTAAGTGCGCAACAAATTGCTAGGCAAAAGCAACTTGCTGAAGTATCCCCATTGTTGTCTGAAGCGGAAGCCACCAGAACAGCTATCACCGCTCCTATGTATGAACGTGCTTTTGCCTCTGATGTGCAACGCATGGAAGATGCAGCACGCATGGCACAGCTAAAAACCCAGCAACAATCTGGTGGGTTGTTTCCTGGAAGTCTTGGGAAAGCTGAAATCGTTCCTCAACTTGAGGCAATGAAAGACAACCCAATTATTAAAGACGCAGCAAAAGTAGCTAAAGATTTAGCTTCTAGTGAAGGAATTGATATTGGCAATCCGATGTCTTCATTACAAGGATTGCATTACATGAAAATCGCAATTGACCGGCAATTTTCAGACAAAACAGCTTCAACAGCATTACAAAAATACCAAGAAAAAGCTTTGCAAAACACAAAACAACGTTTGCTGCAAGCTATAGAAGGAACTGAAACAGAGATTGGATTATCCCCTGCATATGGACTTGCAAGACAAAAATATGCGGAGCTTTCTAAACCAATCAATCAGGCCATGATTCTTGATGAACTGCAAAAAATACTTAAAGCGCCTGGTGGGATTGGAGAGAAAGAAACAGCGTTTTTAAATGTGCTTGGCGCTGGGGAAAACGCGCTTATCAAACGTGCAGGTGGGCAACCTAGATTTGGGGGCCTAAGAGAAACTTTGACCCCTGAACAAATGCGCGCATTTGAAGATGTTGCCGCTCAATTACAAATTAACAAATTGGCATCTGAACAAGCTATTGCAGGACGCCAAGCATTAACAGATATCCTTGCAAAACAAAAACAGTTTCGTTTGCCCGGTATCTTAGGTGGGAGGTACACGCAAGCAGCAAACATAGCCATTGACGAAATTGCAGACCGTGTTGGCGAAAAAACCATGAACGCGCTTATTGAAGGAATGCGTAGTGGTAAGTCTGCAAATGAACTTCTCAACACATTGCCGGCTGGAGAACGAGACAATCTGTTACGCGTTATGATTGGAGTGGCAAGAAAAACTCAAGGGCTTGGGGTAACAACTGGCACTGCTCAATCGCAAGTTTCAAGGGAACAATAGTGGAAAAAGCCGTTCTAACAGAGCTTTTGTTAATTCTAGTAGCCACTATGTTTGGGTTGCTAGTGGCTGTGTTTGGATGGCTTAGTAACAAGCTTTACGAAAAGATGGAATATATAAACGAAAGTCTAAAAGATATAGAGAAAAGCCTGACATCGAGAATTCATCAAATCGATACAAGGGTTACAAAGGTGGAGACAGAGCAAACCCCGGTAGCAAGAATAGTGAGTTTAAAAAAATGAACGATTCTTTTATTATTACTACAGCAACATCTTTAGTTGCTGTGTTTTTCGGGTTGCTGGTGGCTGTGTTGGGGTGGATAGGAAACAAGATTTATACTAGCCTTGAATCAGTAAGCCGAAGCCTTCGAGACATGGAAAGAGAAATAACCATTAGGCTTTCAGACATGGATAGAAGGATCACTAGAATTGAAACAGTGCATCATGCGACCATGAATGTGCCTAAATCAAAATGATTAACAGCAGAGACTTAAACGACTTACACCCAGTTGTTAAAGTCAAAGCACAAGCTTTTCTTGATAAGGCAAAGAGTGTTGGGATAGATTTGCTTATAACCAGCACTTATAGAGACCAAGAAAGCCAAGCTGCCTTATATGAACAAGGCAGAACCAAACCAGGGCAGATTGTTACAAATGCTAGGCCTGGACAATCTTGGCATAACTGGCGATGCGCGTTTGATGTAGTACCTATTAGGAACGGCAAGCCAGTATGGGGAACGTCCGGCAAAGACGGTGAGTTATGGCGAACCGTTGGAGAGCTTGGCGAATCAGTCGGGCTGGAAT